TCTAAATACAATAGTATCACTTGCACTCTTGTATTCGTTTAGATTTTCAAATTCGTTTGCTAGTTCAAAGCTAGTGGGCTCAACAGGGAAGTTAAATACACCAGGTTGTTTTAGGTATGTTTTAATTTCATTATAATAAGAATTTGTTAACACAATCATTTCAACAACATTACTAATACTAGGATCAATACGTACATCCTTAGGTGCAACGTGCTGCCAACGAATAACTGAATCTTGTTGTAGCGGCAATGATATATCTTGTGTTGGACCACGACCTGTTCTAACAAAGAAGTCACTAGTTTCAACTAGACTTACAATATTAGTGTTTGTACTATTTGGTGTATTTAGATATACTTTATTTTCAGCTTCTGCATATACTTTTAATCCAGCAGCTTTACCCTGATCGTTTTCTACAACAGATGCAGTAGCTAAATCTTTAGCAAATAGCCAGTCTAAAATTTTAACGCCGTTGTCTTCAACTTGATATGCTTTCGCATAACTCTCACTAAAAATAAAGTTTGTTGAAATATCGTATCGAATATTATTTTCTTTTCTGAAATCGGCAATTATACCTTGTGTTGGTCTATCATAAGTATAACCATCAAAGTCTGTATAATATTCAAAAACCTGAATATTTGTATCGTATACATATTCTTTAAACTGTAGTGGACGATCAGGTACCATATCGCTGTCAGTGTCGATAGGTGCAACAATTACTTTACGAGGATCAGTATAACCATCATTGTATTTGTATACATCCGATACTTCCCAAATAATTTCTTGATCTAAGCGTTCTTTATTTTGAATATAATCAACAATGATTTTATCTTTGCTTACTGCACTAGTTCTATCTGATGAATAGTGATACTGATTTAATTGTAGACTAGAGTATATTAAGTTACCACTTTGTGTAGCTACATTAGCATTTGCTAGATATAATCTGCCTTCTGTTGTTGTATCTAAGTTATCTGAATCTAACCCTGTTGGATTTGTCCCGTAGCTGTAGCATACTGCATTTCCACTAAACACTAATAACGATGTTCCATCGTTCGATGGTAATCTATACGTAATGTTGCCAGTAATTGGGTCAATGATGTTACCGCCAAATGTTGTATTATTAAATGGAATAGTAATACTGCTAGGAATCTTATTAATTTGTCCTGAGTTATTTGCAATAGTTACTAGCTTTGTTTGTGACTCTAATTCACCAGTATCAAACCAAGTTGGCAACAGTACTGCTGCTTCGCTAACATACTGATTACCTGTTGCGGTATCTACTGTATTAACAACGCTTCCTTTTGGCTTAAACAGACCAAAATTACTTTTCCAATAAACATTCACATCAAACCATTTAGTATCTCTAGTCTTTAGAACAATACCAGGACTATATGTACGTGGAATATAAGTTGTTCCTGTTGAAGTGTTTCTCCAACGATAATCGTTGTTGCTAATTTTATGCCATTCAAATGTATCACTGTCAAATGGCTTTGCATTAATTGTTGTAAATGTAATTGTATCTTTTGATGATCTGTTATTGTTATCTAATACTTTGACATTCTTGATATTGTAAAACTTTAAATCGTTTTTACTTTGAACAATATAATTTTGTCCTCGAACAGTAGCATTGTATCTGTAACTAAATGCATTAACAGGATAATATTCCATTAAAACTAACCAGCTAGAGTCTAGCCCTTGACTGCTGGTATCTCTTGCATAAGATACAGAAAAAGAACTAGTTTTATCTAAGTCTTTGTTTGGAATAACGTACCATGCATCTGCATATAAATCGTAACCTAGACCAAATGTTCTGCGATTATTAATTTCATTCTGAATGTCTCCTGCTTCAGCAACAGTGAATAGTTTTCTCATAGAAACAATCACTTCAGTTGCAAGCCAGCCGCGCTCAATTTCTTCACTAAGTGTCCAAGGACCAACGCTGGTAACTAAACCACTCGAAAGTGCGCCGTTATTAACTACGCTAATTACTCTAACCCATTTATATTCAGACAAGTCTGATGAGTTAACAAATTTAATTAATGAGTTTTCTTTAAACATCTTGGTACTATCGTTGATGTTTAACATAACAACCTGAGTACCTGAGCTAAATGTTTCTGTCATATAGCCTGTCGAGCCTAGTGCGTCAGCTGGTAGCGGTTCCCAACGAATGTTTAAATTACTAACAATAAATTTATTTTCCTGGAACGATGTCCAAGTATTACGCATTCCATAGTATATAAAATTATTTAATTTTTGTGTTTTTAAAATTTCTGGTAAAATGCTAACAACTACTTCGCGTGAAGTAGTGTTATCGTTGATAACAATAGACTGTGATGCATTACTATTTTCAACATACAGAATCGCATCTTTAGCAAAAGTGTCTAAACTTTGATATGTACCTGTAGGATCGTTAATGTCAATATAACGACTATGACCAGCATGTGTTCTGTTAAGCGCCTTGAGCTTTAATATGTTGTTGCTTTGGCTCAATGGAAATACATTGTAGTCCTGTGCAGATACCATACGATTTTGTGTATAGTATACTTGTGGTGCTCTACGTTTAATTGCTGCTAGACTTTCTGGCGGTAAGCTGTTGTTTACACGATACTCTAGTCTAAATGTTAGTGTTAATGCCTGACTTTGATCTCGCTTGTCAACATAAGGAATAGTGATAGAAATATTTCTAGCATCGTCTGGCTGAATAATGTATCGAGTAGGGTCGCTGGTTCTAAACCAAAGTCTAAAAATTCCGTATGGAACGTTACCAAAGTTACCGTCGGAGAATTTTAACTTAATACCTGAGTTGTCGATATTTTCGACCGCATACAAGTTTTTAGTATTTTTAGAAACACTGTTATAGTTGAGTGTTTGACCAACAGTGTTTGGTACTTTTTCCCATTTATTGATAATAAGACCTGCACTGTTAATTTCTTGCAGATACACATCAAGTTCATTGATGTTTGCAACAGACACAGTTTCTTCACGACCTTGTATTGAAGCAGTATAGTCAAAATCTCTAAAGTCTAACTCGCCTTGTTTGAACATTACAAAGAAGCCTGTATTTTTACTTGCTAATCCTAGGCTGTCGTTTCTATAAACAATGTTAAACAAATCAGTTGGGTCTGGATGTCTTTCGTACAGATAGCCGTTATCAATAAAGTCGGGGTTTACAACGTTGAACGGTCTATTCACACCTTCAACCGCAAGGTTAAAGTTATATGCTACTGGTGCAGTGATAGGTGTGTTTAGTTGATATAACTCTGTAGGAATGTTACCTAGCGTACCTACCTTAACTGGAGCAGTAAATCTGTTTGCAGTACTCATTGCTGCATTAAGTACAGAAATAAACTGCTCATAGCTTAATGGATTATTGGAGTCGTCCCAAAATACATTAACATTGTTTAAGTCATTACCTTGACTGTCGATAACTGATTCTGTTGTTCTAACACTGGTAATCTTCATCAAACCGCTAGCTGGCACATTGCGCTTTGGATTGTAGCCTAGCATACGTGCTAGTTTAAATACGCTGTCGCGACGTTCAGCAGTTTCTAAAAAGTTTTCGCGACTGTTTAAGTCCATGCGGAAAGCAAGTGACTGTGAAAGGTAAGCAAGCATTTCAATGATAGCAATAAATTCACTGCTTTCAATATAGTCATTGAAATTTTCTGGATAGTTAGTACGAACATAATCAACTAGTGCTGTTCGGATACTGTCAAAATCATATGCCTGGAAGTTTACTTGGCTGTATGCTTTATATGCTACAGTCCAATCTTCAGCAGCGAACAAATTATTTTGTCTATTAACTATTGCCATTACTCGATACCTTCATTCATTTGCTTTTCAAAAATTAGATATAAACTTTCAACATTGTTGAATGGCAAATATCTTAACTCAACATCGGCTGATATAGCATGGTCAGAAATGTAAACAGTTGTTTTAACATGCTCAACTCTGCTGTCTTTGTCGACAATACGCTTAATATCTTCAGTAACAACATCAACTAACGTATCGTCGTTTGGATCCATAAGCATATCCCAGATAATACTACCAAAATTAGGGCGCATTACACGCTCACCTTTTTTGGTATAGAATTCATTAAGCAAGTCGCGCTTAATCAGATCTTGATCTGTAAGCGTAAATGGGGCTTTTACCCTATCTAATGTACTGAATCCCTTGAATGTTGCCATAACAATATTTATCAAAAAAATTAAATATAGTTTTAATTGACGTTCAAAATAAGACTTGACACTGAGACTAGAATTTGTTATAGTAGTGCATAGTTTTAATTTAGGACAACGTCATGTTTGTAAAGATTCCCGAAAATGGATACTGGTTTAAGAAGGACGGTATCCGCAAGATTGAAGAAAAGTATGGCGCCAAATACATGGGTTTTTGGGCCACTAAAAACAGTCGCGGGTATTGGAATGAAAGTCCCGTAGACGTTTTCTATCAGCCCAATCCGGATACCAGTAAGGGTCATACACATTACTTTGGTATGTTTGTGCGAGACGATTCGGTATATATCACTGAAGCCAGCACTGCATTTAGTGATCCTATTTCAGGCATCCCCACAGACGATGGTGAAGTTATTGTAAGTCGTTATCGTCATGATTATGTTACCAAAGATGGACGTATGATTGATGGTGGGCGAGATTATGTTCGTGCAAGTTTGCACCCAACTGTTATGGTCACTGTGGACGGTGATCGTTTCGTAATTACAGAAAGGGAAAACGTTGAAGAAGGTATCTAAAGAACAAGCACTAAAGACAGCGGCGTTTGTTGCTGTGTTTGGCATCACTGGCATTGTTGCATATGCTGCAACTCGTGCTTACAAGTCTATTCGAGACATTGGTAACTTTGACGGTGATTTGAGCAACGATGTTGGGCTATCATCTATGATGGGGCGGCGTGATGAATGAGGAAGAAAAGGCTGCTCGTGAAGCGGCACTAGCTAAGTTAGCCGAACTAGGTCAAGAAATGGAACGTGCTCGTAAACTTTACGAACACGACAATGACACTTGGTGGAATGGTTTATCAGAGAAAGAACGGGAAGATGCGTTCTATGCTGTGTGTAAGCGTATCCACCGAGGAGACATTGAACTAAATGGAACTTACCGATATGTTCTCTATGATGTTTTTGGTTTTGATGCTGGCATGTATGGTGCTGGTATGGACTGCGGCTATATGGCAATTCATAATGCTATCGCGGAAGGTGAAGAATTACAACGTATGCATCGAGTTGATCGTTTTGAAGTAATTGACGAAGATGGACGAGCATATGTACGGGGTGCAGGACAGGTTAATCGTCTTAAGTTTGAAATTCAAGACGATGGTTGTACTCTAAAAGTATTTGTCAACGGCAAAAATCCGCTTGACATTTAAAGCGTAGAATAGTATAGTAAGGTTGTAGTTAGATAATAGCTACATTGTGTTCAACTTAACAACGAGAGTGATCTCAAACATGAAGAAAATTGCACAGAAGTTTGATGAGGTTTGTGCTAAGGCCGAAGCGTTCAATAAAGAAAATAAGATCGACCGCTTCTATAAGATTTACGAACAGCGTAAGCGTTTCGTAACATTGGGACTGTACGATAGCGTAACTAAGAAGTACGCAATTTTTGATACAGTCAATCTTACCGGTAACTTCCGGTATGATAACCATACAGTGCCACAAGAACTGTATGATATGGAGCGTCTAGTTAAGTACGCTTAATTAAGTTCGGCAATTGAACTAAAATGGCAGCATTTTTGCTGCCATTTTTTTATCCGTTTGGTCCCGAGTAATATTCAGTTGGGCCATTATAATTAGCAGCATTAAAATCGTCGCGACGTGCCTTAATTAAATCTGCCATTTGTCGTGGACTTAGTTCACCGTCTGCTGTTCCAGGCGGTGGGGATATATCTAAATTATCAGGACTTTGAAATACTTGACCTTGGAAATATCTGCGGTCATTGTAATCTTGACGATATACTAACTGGTTAGTAGGTGTAGGCAAGTTGCTGCCGGCTTCAGGGCCTAAACTCCATTGCATCATTAAACGTGGTACTTCGTTATACTTTCCTTCGTTCAATGCTTTCACAATATCGCTGTTTCTAAAGTTTTCTTCTCCAATATCTTTAGCAAAGAATGCTAATGCCTGTGTTTGGTTATCTGACAGAGGAACGTTAACAGCACTCTTAATATTATTAAAAGTTTTAGCTAGTTCACTCTGTAAGGCTAAGGAATTAGCAATTGGGCCAACGCCGCCATTAAAATCAACAAGAGTGTTACCTAACGAATCCTTGTAGATAATGCTTCCTGCATCGTTAACAACTTCGATACCCAGTTCTTTTAATTTATTAACTGCATCTAACCCATCCTTAGCTTGAGCCATAACACTATTAATGTTATTCTTAAGATCCTGAATAGCTGGAATATTTAGGTCAATGGGTAATCCAAACTTATCTAAACTAAACTGTTTTAACTGTGCTTCTAGCTCTTTTAGCTGCTTGATGGATCCTAGCACTTTTTGTTGTAGTGCATTTACAGTTGGGAAACGAATAGGTGGAACCATAGCTTTGATAGAAGCAACAAACGCACTCAGACCTAAAATTTCATCAATTTTCTTTTCTAATGCTGCACCAAAGTTATTAATAGCATTTCGAATATCTGCATATGTAGGAATAGCATTTTTAATTTTATTAAGTTCTGCATTTGCTTTAGCTGCACTATCGTTTAATTTTTTAGCTGCTGATCCTGCTTGAGCCTGTCTATTTGCGACGGCCGCCTTTGCTTTATTTGCTAAAGAAGGCGATGTAGTTGCTGTAGAAACAGTGTTACCATTTTGATCTTTATATACATCTCCGCCTTTTGAACCGCCTGGTGTTTGAGCATCGTCGGGCTTACCGTCTTGTGTCGATGCTGCTGGTGGCAAGTCTTTAGTAATAGCAGGATCAGCACCCTTGGCAGTAGGATCTTCTTTGCCTGGATCAGCACCTTGGGCATGTCCTGCATAAGGTTCAGCAGTGATCAGGTTTGTAACAATGCTCTTAATAGTATCTTGCTTACCTTGACGCTTTCCTGCATTTTTAACTGCACTCTTGCCTTCAAGTGCTGCGTCTAAATCAAATTCAGGAGCAGCAGCTGGTTGATCTTTATGGTCGTTAAGACCGATAGGTCCGGGGCCTACTGCTGGTGTTGGAGGGAATAAAAATCCTGGGCCGCTGTTTAATAAAATAGTTGGTGCAACTAATCCAATTGGGGCGCCGCCAACAACACCTAAGCCTGCTGTTGCATTGATCGATACTCCGCTAGCAAGAGTTGTCATTGCGATAGGGCCCATTGGGCATAATAGCTGAAAGCCTAACGGACCGCTGGGTGTTACTGCAACTCTGTTACCTGCGCTAATATCAACATCACCGCCGGCGGCAGTAACACCATAGTTAAGTGCTGCAAATTGTTGAATGTCCGATGCTGCATCTAATCTGATTGCGCCGCCAGTACCTAAGGGAGGACCACCTAATGTTTTTGCAGGGTTAGGGCCTAGGTACTGATCACCTACGTTGTCGCCAGCTGCACGTAAGTTGATATCGTTGCCTGCTTCAATGTTAACGTTTTTATCAGCACGTAAATTTAAGTTACCTTTAGCACGAATGCTCATCGAACCTTCGGCATAAAAATTCATATTACCCAAAGGATCAATTTCAAACCAACCTTTACCTGATTTGTTAATCATGTAGATTGATCCGGTAGTATCGTCTAACATCAACTGTGTTCCGCCAGCAGTACGTAAACGTATCATTCTACTGCCAGGATTGTCGTCCATGATAAATTGATGACCGCCAATTCGATGTGTATTAACTTCTGTACTGGTAGCACTGCTTCCTGGCTTTAGAGGTCCAGGAGTAAGAATACCAAATACCTGACTAGGTGCTTCGCGTCTTGCACTGGCTGATCCAGCACCTCTGATTGGGTCATTGATTAGACCTTGTTTTACGATTCCTTCTGCTAGGTAAGGAGCAATAGGTCTGATAGCATCGTTGTGAGTAGTCTTTGCTTCTTTTTTATTTTTCTCAGCTACCGGCACTTGCATACTTGGGTCACCGTAACTCTTACCAGATGCCATTCCGGGAACCATATAATTGAATACATCTGAAAATACACAGCCTACAATGAATCCATTCTTAATATCACCGTCGCCAAATGCTACTAGTACTAGGTTACCGATATCTGGTGGCACCATCCACATGCCGTAGCTTTTTTGTGTTTCTTCGTATTTCTCAACATTTTTACCGACTGCAATTGCAGGTGTAGACCCGGCAAAAGGACTGGTCCAAGTACATTCTCTCAAGCCATTAGTAGTAGATGCATCTTTTTCTAAAGCCGGAATAAAAACTAAAATTTTACCAGTACGAGTATAATCATCAGTTCTGCGAACATAACCTTGATAAATTCCGTAATACGGGTTACTTTCTTTTTGTTGTTCTTGTACCGGATTTTTACTGGTACTCGATAATGAATTCATTTTAACTGACATGTGTTATCCGCCTCTGCCCTCGGTAAAGAAAATTGTGCTGTTTGGGGGCTTGCCCAGTACTGCATTGCCGGGAGTATTTAACGCCTTAGTTCTATAACTTGCATCTGTACCTGGTCCATACGCGGCAGGGTTAAATGCAGTAAAGTTTGTCCAACCTTGACTTTGATATTTGGTTAATCCGTTTAAAATATTGTTTGTTGCTCTTGCTACTTGCTGAGGTGTGGGATCTGTGAACCCGCGGCTTGCACCAGTTGTGCTAGTGCCAGTAACTGCTTGGAACTGATTTTTAGCATACAACTGCCCTTCAATTCCGCCACGGCCACCAAAATTAGTTTTTGCTCTATTTAAAATAACACTTGCAATAGCTGCGTCTTCATTATCGCCGCCGCCGCTTTCGCCAACTGTAGCTCTAACAACAAGTTCAAATTCTCTATCTGAAACCGGGCGGCCTAGATATTTCTCTACTGCGGCTTTTGCCTCCTTGCTCTTAGCTCCACCAAACTGTAATGGTTTTAGGTCTTCTGGCTTAATTGGTGTAGTTGTATCAGTACCTCCACCAGTAGACGGAGGTATAGCTGTGCGCCCGGTGGCAGCACGGAAGTCCTCTACTGCTTCGTCTGTTGCACCTAATTCGTTATAGTCAGGCGGTGCTTCACCGGGTGGCACACGCTTAATCCATTGTAATGGCACCGATATTTCTTTAGTTGCTTTTATGTCTGTTGTAAAAATACCATTGCTAAATTTATTCTTCCATTCGATAGGCAAAAATAATCCGCTGAATACGCCACTGGTTCTGCCATCACTCCAATATCCTGTGTTATCATCTTCGTCATTGATATTGTAATCATATCTGCTAGGAGATCCGATGGTTAACAAGAAATAGTATTTTCCGCCTGGTGGAGGATTAGTGGTAAAATCTCTGCTAGGTTTACCTTTTTGGAATGGACCTGTGCTTGATCTTGTTAGCCAATAAGGATCACCTCTTAGTGTTAGATCAATGTTTAATAAAAAGTTAGTTGAATTTCTAGCTCTATAAACATAGCCCATAAGCACACTTGCTGGACCATCGCTGGTAATACCTGACAGCGGACTTGCTAAACTTTTTGTAACTGGTGTAGCTGGAGGAACATTAATTGGTGTTTTACTATCCAACACAACTAGGCCAGCAGATTCTAGTTCTTTATTTGTTATGGCGCCACCTGGCTGAACTAAATCGTCTGAATATAAGAAGCCGCTAACTTCTGGTGCATAGCTACCGTTGTTTTGTACACTAATTTGTGTAGCAGTGCCGGGTACAGCAGCAGGGTCACCACCTTCGCTTGCCCCAATTCTTTGCAGTGTTTTATTAACTGTTGCGCCGTCTAAACTTTGTGCTAATGCAATTGCTGTTCTACCAGTAGAATCTTCTACCGCTGCTTTAATTTGCTCAACTGATCTTCCTAAGCTCTGCGCCAGTCCGTTCATGTCTGTTGCAAGGCCTTTAATTTGCTTAAACACATCAACTAATGAACCTAGATCTGAAGTCTTTTTTGCAGCTTCTAATTTGTCACCCAAAGTCATATCTTTAGTTCTAGGTTCGCTATTAGTTAAAGATGTTAAGTTAGTTACAGAAAAATCTCCTACCATACCACCTTTTGGTGGCATCAACAGTGTGAGAGCATTATCGTATGTAATGTCTAAGTTAATGATTTGATCGTTGAGACCTGTAAAAATATAGAAATAAGATTTACTCAAGAATCCATCTCTGTATAGATTTTGCAGGCGTTTTGTTGCTAGTGCAGCAAGTGGTACTTGTTTATCCCCAGATCCGATCGCAGCTTTTTCTTTCAAGAAATCAAATTCTGTAGTAGTTAACGCAATGTCACTTCTTGCATCTTTAACAATGTAAGGAGTATATGTGTATTTTTTAGCATATACATTGCGCTTTTTATCCCACTTTATATTTTCAATCTGACAGTAAATGTCGTACCACTGGATGTATGTCTGATCACTTTTAACTTTATTATTACCGGGATCATTAACATCTTCTTTTCTAGAAACTTTAGATTGAAACTCTTTATTCTGTAATAAAATTGAACCAATAACCTGAAAAATAGTATCGCCTTCTTTTACAGGTAGTTGAACAGCAGCAATTACTTTTTCAGGACCTTTACCTGAAACTGAACTACCATCAGCATCTTTTCGTTGATCAGCAGCTGGTGTACCTGGTTCGTTTTCAAATCGAGGTCGAGTTCTATTTTCAACTTTTTCAGAGTTACCTACATTAGGTAATGATTCGTCTTTAATATAATCTTGTGCGGTAGCGCCTAGCGAATCAATTGCCCCCGAACCTTTTAATAATGCGTCTAAGTTAAATGCAACTTCATCCGGTATGTATTCGGTTGACATACTTTTTAGTGAAGAGTTGAATTGAGTTTCAAAAGATTTTACCATCTCACTGATGGTTGCACCCTGAAGTGTGTAACCTTGGGGTATTTTATAAATCGTATCTGCGTATCCAGTTGTATTAGCAACTGCTACTTCAAAATCATACTGACTACCAGTGTTATCAACCTTTACTTTAATGCTAAGAGGTTTAAGCACATAGGTAAATGTGTCAGTGATTTGTGTAGGTTCGCCGCCTTTATCAATATCATCTATATCGGAGTCATAACCGATAAAAGATATGTCTAAATATAAATTGAAATCCGTTGATGTTAGCTTATCATCACTGACACCTAGGTATTTTCTAGCCCATTGTATTTGGTCTAAAAATGTTGCTGCACCTGGTTGTACAATTGTAAAAGTACCTTTAGTTGTAGGTGAATCAGCTTTAACACTACTTGGATCTACATAGCCAGTCAGCTCTAAATTATCAATTTGGTTAGCAGTAACACCTGTTTGTGCTAAAACCACAATACGTTTATCTGTTGGGGTAGGCTTTGTACCAGATGATGCGCTCGATGTATCTGATCTAGCATTGGCGCCGCTGTTTGCTGTTGCAGGATCGGCCGGAGTACCGGAAGGTGCAGTTGATGCGCCAGCTGGGGTCGCGCCAACTACTTCAGGTTTCAAGTACAGCTTTAAATTATACGCAGGATTGTCGTATTGATCTAAAATGTTGCCGTATATTGAACCTAAATAAGGGTCATAAATTTTTGGTGATTTAATTTTTGCCATTATCCATTGCCCGATATTACATTAACACTATCAGCACTTGGTAAGATTATTCTAACACCTTCCTTAAAGTCTCTGATGGGATCTTTTAACAAGTCAGGATTTCTAAGTGTAAATACCCACCATAATCTTGTGCTGCCATAAAGATCGTATGCTAATAAATCAGGTCGTTCTGCATATTTTGCAGAGATAATGTAAGCCTCATCATTTTCAGTTGGTAGCATCGTGGGAAGATTGTTGACATCCAAAAATGTGTCATCAATAAATCCTGCAAACTTTAAAAAGCTATCTTTTTTGTAAGTTAAAGTAGGCATTAGATAAATCCATCCTTATATGCTATGCCGCTAGTAACAGCTTCTACGCTGAACTTTCTGCGTAGTTTGTGTGGAGTGTATTGTGGTTTCAAGTTAATCATAATGTTAGTTAATGTTGGTACATAGGTAACAGTATCATTAACTTGCACAGGAACATAATCAACATTGTCAGGTAACTGCATACTCCAGTTGGTAACAACTACTGGAACTTTGTTAAAACCGTGATCGCCTAAGTATTCAAATACTAAAACTGGTGGTGGTGTGCCGGCTGTGCCTTTAGCAACAGCATCATCGCCAAAAGCAGCTTTGGTGCAAATTTTTAGGAACGTCATAATAGCTAGTAAGTATCTAGCTTCGTAAATGTTGTTAGCAGAAAAGTCTGCGGTAATAGGAATGTCTGGCGGTCTACTGCTAATAAACGTATTAATAGGATAGTTCATACCCTGCATTAATGCTTCATTATACTCTGCACTGCCGCTTAAGAAAATTGTAGGAGTATATTGCCAAACAATACCGTTTGATTCTTGTAAGGGTGCTAGCAAATGATTAGCAGCTACACCAACGTCGTTATAAAATCTATCTGCGCCGCCGTTTTTAGGACGCAGTCTAGCACGCCAATCGTACGACTTGCCTAAGGGACCTTTAGTATCAGTTTGAACTTCAATTGACCCAATCTGTTCGGTGGATGCTAGTAGTTGTTTTTCAACACGTTCTCTTACTGCTTCTCTGAATGCATTGTCAGTAAAATCGGGTGTGCCACCGCCAAAGCCAGGGAGAAGGTTGTCAATTAACTGCCCGGCTGCGCCTCGCAGTAGAGGACTCTTGATGCCTTTGAGGGCACCGCTAGCTGCATTATTAATTTTTGAAACGAGTGCTCGTTGCGCTGCTGGTAAAAACGGCATACCAATCTCCTATTATATCAATATTTATCATTGGAGTTAAAGTATGTTTTAATTTTTTCAATATTCTGGACTTTTTTTCGTTGACAGAGATAAGTTATATAGTATACTAGTGGCAATACCATAGGAGTTTGCATGACTACAAAAAAGGTTAATTACCTAAATAATAAGGATATTCTTAAAGAAATCCACAAGAGCAAGATGAGCTATTGCTACATTGAAGATGAACGGTACGACATGTACGACATCATTATTGAAAACGTTAGCAAGATAAACAAAAAGACTCTCAAAGAAGCCAAAGAAAACAAGGCTAACCGTCTACAGTCAGAAGCATATGCTAGCGCAATGCTTGAACATGACTCAAAAGATTATAGAAACAAGCCCAAGCAAAAGGACTTTGCGATTGAACCATCTTCAATTGAAGATGAAGATGTTGTGTTTCGAGTAATGACTTACGAGCATATTCCCGAAGAAGAAGGTCGTAAGAAAAATCCAAAAAACGAAGCAGAAGAAAAGAGTCGTGTAAACTTCCCTCCTTATAAGCATTATGCATATCAAAATGGTGAACTAAAAGAAGTTGCTCGCAGTCACTGGCGTGGTAGTTTGAGCAACGGCGAGTTCTGTGTTGACCACGGTAAGATTACTAACAAGCTAGGCACCATGTTCCTCAAGCTAGTTGAGCGTTACAGCCATCGCAGCAACTGGCGTGGTTATACTTACATCGACGAAATGCGTGGTCAAGCACTGGTACAGCTAAGTCAAGTTGGACTACAGTTTAACGAAGCAAAGAGTGATAATCCATTTGCTTATTACACTGCCGCAGTA